CTACCCATCCCCCATCCCAACATGGCTACGGTGGCCCCAGTAAGGAAATACTATGTCTGAGAATATGAATGTTATGGCTTCTGAAGTAGAAGCACCCAAAAAAGTAGCTTTTGCAAACCGTAAGTACTCTAATGAAGAACGTATTAAACGTGAAGAAGAAGAACTGCAACAGCTAATTGAAGAACGGCAGAATCCTGAACGTGAAATGACCAATGATGCTGAACCAGATTCTGCGGAAGAAAGATCTTTTAAAAAACGTTATGGTGATCTGCGTAGGCATCAGCAACAAAAAGAAAAAGAGTATGAAGATCGTATTGCAAAGCTAGAAGATCAGTTAAAGAAATCTACGCAGCAAGAAATTAAATTGCCTAAGTCAGATGAAGACATTGATGCTTGGGCACGTAAATACCCTGATGTTGCTGCTATTGTTGAAACAATTGCAATCAAAAAAGCAAAGGAACAAGCTGAAGGTCTAGAAGCACGTGTTCGTGAAATTGACGAAATGAAAGCAAATGCTGCTAGAGAAAAAGCTGAAGCAGAACTTATGCGTCTGCATCCTGACTTTGATGATATCAGAGACAACGACGATTTTCATCAGTGGGTAGACGAACAACCTAAATGGGTTCAAGACGCCCTATACGAAAATGATTCCGATGCTAAGTCTGCAGCACGTGCTATTGATTTGTACAAAGCTGACAGAAACATTAGAACAAAAACGAATAACTCTAGAGATGCTGCATCTTCCGTAAGTACACGGGGTCGTAGCAAACCTACACAAAACGATGCTTCTGGTTACTTGCGTGAGTCTGCAGTAGAAAAAATGTCTGCTGCTGAGTATGAAAAAGCTGCCGACTCTATCATGGAAGCTATTAGAACTGGTAAATTTATTTATGATTTATCTGGTAGTGCACGGTAAAAAGTGTTGACATTCTGGTAGTGTCAGAGTATAACTATATAATGGATATATAACTAGACCCTACACGGCTACTCTAGTTAATATCATTCCCCCGCAAACACATGACTTTACGGATTACCTAGAACGGTAAGGCCCGTTGATTTTGTACAGAAAGACTGATCATCTTACTGTTTAAGATAACGCACCCTTACGCTGCTAGCCTCTGAATAAATACATGTAAGTTTGCATCTGTAAATCCAAGCTATTAAGGAGAATTACAATGGCATTTGGAGCAGTTTCGGGCTATGGCAACCTGCCTAACGGCAATTTCTCGCCCGTTATTTACAGCAAACAGGTGCAACTTGCCTTCCGCAAAGCATCTATTGTTGACGCAATCACTAACAACGATTATTTCGGTGAAATCGCAAACATGGGCGATACCGTTAAAATCATCAAAGAACCTGAAATCACTGTGTCGTCGTACCTGCGTGGTACTACGATTGCGCCTCAGGATCTGACCGACAACGACTTCTCGCTGGTCGTTGATAAAGCTAACTACTTTGCATTCAAAGTAGACGACATTGAAGAAGCTCACTCGCATGTGAACTTCCAGTCGTTGGCTTCGGATCGTGCTGCCTATCGTTTGGCTGATCAGTTTGACCAAGAAGTTCTTGGCTATCTGGCAGGCTACAAACAGTCGGCTCTGCACGCAAACGCAGACACCGTGAACGACACCGTAAACGGCACCAAAGCAAACTCGTCGGCAGGTAACGACGAACTGCTGGCAGCTAACAAGCTGAACAAGGGTGACTTCGGTAACATCACTACCAGTGGTGCTGATGACCATTCGATCCCCGTTGCAGCACGTCTGCCCGGTGCAACTGCACTGCCGACTGCATACGTTTCGCCTGCTATGCTGGTTGCTCGTATGTCTCGTCTGCTGGATGCACAGAACGTTCCCACCACTGGTCGCTGGATTGTCATTGACCCCGTGATGATGGAAGTTCTGCGTGATGAAGACAGCCGCTTCTTGAATGCTGACTTCGGCGGTTCGGGTCTGCAGAACGGTCTGGTTCTGAACAACTTCCACGGTTTCCGTGTTCACATCTCCAACAACCTGCCCGCAGATGGCACTGGTCCTGCTACCACTGGTACTGCAAACCAGAACGCCAACTTCGGTGTAATTGTTGCTGGTCATGACTCGGCTGTTGCAACTGCTGAGCAGATCAACAAGACCGAAACCTACCGTGACCCTGATTCGTTCGCAGACATCGTACGTGGTATGCACCTGTACGGTCGTAAGATCCTGCGTCCTGAAGCACTGGTTACTGCTAAGTACAACTTGGCATAATCTAAACTACTGGGGGCATCCTTTAATTAGGGTGTCCCTTCATTTAAGGTTTACATACTTATGGAATTAGTTTCTTCTGATTACCGATTAACTTTGTTAAACACACACAAGAAAACTGCTGGTTCTTGGGGCGGTGGTCACAGCATTGATAAACTACCTAAGTACGAAGGTACTCTGAAGAAATTAAACGTACAGACAATACTTGATTATGGCTGTGCAAATGGTAAGTTTAAAGTTCATATGAATAAACATAAACCTCAATATACGATATATGAATACGATCCCGGTATAAGAGGTAAAGATGCTAACCCACTACCCGCAGACTTTATTGTATGCTGTGATGTAATGGAACATGTTGAACCTGAGTATTTGGACAATGTGCTTAAGCATTTAATGGGTCTAATATTAAAAGGTGGCTACTTTAATATATCTACTAAAAAAGCAATTACGATTTTGTCGGACGGGACAAACGCACATAAAATTGTTCAGGACGGAGAATGGTGGGTAAAAAAGTTTAAAGAGTACTTTGATGTTGAGGGCATAGAAATTGGAAGAATTGAAACAAGTTTTACAGTGTTCCCAAAAACACAATAACACTAAATTAATAGCCCTATCAGATATCTATTCATTAAAAGATGATATAAAAGACATTGTTTTTGATGCTACGTTAAAGAAAAGTCTAGAGATGAAAGGAATGTTGTATCCCATTCTTGTTTGTACAGACTACGACTTTAAACAGACTGATATTAGAAACTTTGAACGTAGACCTGTTAAAGAGGACATCAAACAAAAATATAGATGTCTTATCGGTAATAACAGATACGCATATGCAGTAGCTAATGGGTATACACACATAGAATGCTTAATCGTTAAAACGTATAACGAAGCTAAGAAAGCCCATTTACAAACGCAAATAGAACCACGAAAGATGTGACATGGCTACATATGTAACACTAGTCAATGATTTGCTAAGACGCATGAATGAAGTCCCTGTAGATATTGCAGGTGATGGTTTTGATAGTGTGCGCAATGTACAAGCTTTAGCAAAAGATGCTATCAACAACAGTATCAGACTTATTTTGCAAGACGGACAAGAGTGGCCTTTTCTTAAAACAACATATACAGAAACTCTAGTTGCAGGTACACGTGAGTATGATCTTCCTGCGGATGCTTCTAGTGTTGACTGGGATACATTTTACCTAAAGAAAACTAGTGGTCTTGATAATACACCAAAGTACTTGAAAGCACTTACGTACGCAGAATACTTGCAAAGATACAGAGCAAATGATGATTCCGGTGATGTAGCAGGTATTGCAGCACCCATGCATGTCTACCAAACGCAAGAAGAGAAGTTTGGTGTTACTCCTATTCCTGACGCAGCATATGAAGTAGAATATACATACTGGTCATATCCAGAAGATTTGTCTGCTTATAATAATACGTGCATTATTCCTGATAGATTTAAACATGTAATCATTGATGGTGGTATGATGTTTATGATGCGTTTCCGCAGTAATGAACAAAGCGCAGCAATCCATCAGCAAAACTTTGACAATGGCATTAAAGCTATGCGTAGAGTTCTTTTGGACGATAACATGTATGTTCGTTCTACTTACATTCCAAGAAATCAGAATAGCTATAGCAGTGGTATGTAATGGCTGATAATCTAGGCTCATTTAAAGTATTCTGTCAAGGTGGCTTGAACACTAGTCGTGATGTGCTTTCACAAGGTGAAACTGCTCCGGGTAGTGCTATTGCACTCATTAACTATGAGCCTTCTGTTACTGGTGGTTACAGAAAGATTAATGGTTATGCAAACGATTATGGCACAGTACCCGGCTTTGGAGATGTACTTGGTGTCTGTGTAGCTAATGGCGTGAATGATGGTATTCTTGCGGCTCGTTATGACACAGGTAGCTCTAATTACCTATACTACTGGGACAACACAGCAGAAAACTGGGTTAATATTACAACTCCCGGAACTGTAGACGTATCGACATATCCTAAAGTTCGCTTTACTAAGTACAACTGGGGTTATGACGAAGTAATGATTACTGACGGTGTAAACCCTGCGGCAGTATATAATGGTACTACATACACACAAATTACACATAGCAATGCGCCTGCAGCACCTAAGTTATCACACATCTACCAGAAGCATATGTTCTTAGCTGGTGATCCTACATACCCAACTAACCTGTGGTTCTCTGCACCATACGATGAGTATGACTATGATCCCGCTAATGGTGCTGGCGTAATCAATGTAGGTTTTCCTATTGTAGCTATCAAGTCTTTCCGTGATGCTCTTTATATCTTTGGTAGTAACAATATCCGTAAGCTTGTAGGTAATAACATTGCTAACTTTGTGTTAGAAGAAGTTACTGATGATCTAGGCTGCATGGCTACAGATAGTGTTATTGAGATTGGCGGTGACTTGCTATTCTTATCACAGGATGGCTTGCGTCCAGTCTCTGGTACTGATAAGATTGGCGACGTAAATCTAGAAACTGTTTCAAAGGATATTCAGTCCGTCTTTACTGACGTTGTGTTTGATGTTGACCTTGAGGGTTTGAATGCAGTAGTAGTAAGACAAAAAACACAGTTTCGTTACTTTTTTAAAGCTGCTGATGCTCAAGGCATTATAGGTGGGTTTAGACTAGCAAGTGGCGGATTACAGTTTGAGTATGGGCAATTGCTAGGCATTCAAGCTAGTTGTGCTGATAGTGGTTACATTGGACAATATGAATTTGTAATCCACGGAGATAGTACAGGTAAAGTGTATAGACAAGAACGTGGGAATAGTTTTGATGGTACTGACATTTTTAGTATCTATCAAAGTCCTTATCTTCACATGGAAGATCCGCAGCAACGTAAAGTATTCTATAACATAGCGACATACTTGCGTTCTGAAGGCGATAATGAAATTATTATGTCTACAGTCTATGACTACGAAGACTTTAACACTCTTAGTCCCTCAAACTATACGTTGACAACTGAAGGTGCTGCAGCGTACTATAATGAAGCTTTGTATGATAGTACAGCTATATATGATGGTAACCCATCTCCTGTGCAGAGTACTAATATTTCTGGTTCCGGTAAAGCTGTATCTTTTAAGTTTGTTACTAATGATTCTAATGCTTCACACAGTATCCAAGGCTTGGTTGTTACCTACGGTGTTGGTGATAGAAGATAATGAAGGAAGAATTATATGGCAGGATATAGTCGCCAATCTGTAGCTGACATTATTGCTAATGCGGTAATTAAAGCTGCACCAGTAAACGCAGAATTCAATGCTATCAGGGATGCCTTCTCTTCTAGCACTGGCCACAAACATGACGGTAACTCCGCTGAAGGTGCTTACGTTCCTCTTATTGCTGACTTGGATGGCAACAACAAAGCAGTAATCGACACAATAAACAATCGTATCAGCTTCTACGTAGAGGTTGGTGGCTCTCCTGTAGAACAGCTGCGTATTCAAGACGGTGCTATTGTTCCTGTAACTGACAATGACGTAGACCTAGGTACTGCTTCTCTTGAGTTCAAAGATGTTTATATTGACGGTGTAGGCTACATTGATACTCTGGCAGTACACGAGAATGCTACTGTTGCAGGTAACCTGACAGTATCTGGCACCACTACTCTTAACACTGTAACTTCTAATGTAACACCTACTACAGATGATACTTACGACCTTGGTACAGTCACTAACGAGTGGCGTAACCTGTACGTAGATGGTACGGCTAACATTGATAGTCTTGCTGCTGATGCTGCTGCAGTTACTGGTAACACGACTGTTGGTGGTACTCTGGGTGTAACTGGTACAACTACCGTTAGTAACCTTAATGCCACTGGCAATCTAGGTGTAACTGGTACTGCTACTCTCGCCACTGTAGATATTAACGCTGGGGCTATTGACGGTACTGCCATTGGTTCTTCTAGTGCTTCCACTGGTGCCTTCACTACTCTAAGCGCAACTGGTACATCTACTCTTGCTACGGTAGACATTAACGGAGGTGCTATTGACGGTACTGTTATTGGTGCTACTACAAAGGCTGCAGGTAGTTTCACTACTGTCACCACTACAGGTCAGGCTACTCTTGCTTCTGCTGATATTAACGGCGGTACTATTGATGGTGCTGTAATTGGTGGTGCATCTGCTGCAGCTATCACAG